GTGATGGATAACATAAATTTTAATAGCCATGATGCAAGTGAATATGCTATTAAACGTATGGATAAAATATCTACTATGACTAGTGAGCCATTTATGATGTTTGAGTTTATGAAGATAGATGAAAAATCTTCTGCAGCTGCACAACCAGTTGTGCCAACTGATAAAGTCCCTAGGCCTGTAAAAGACCTCACAGCTACATTTACATCTGCACAAACTACTTTCGCTGGCAAACAAGGATATGCGCCTATAAACTTTACACCTACTGGTGGTGACCCACATAGTGGAGAGAAAGAATCATTAGCTGCCAAATATGTTAATACAATTGATAATGCAATGGATACGATTGCTGGATTTTTTAAAGACCTTGTTAATACTGCAAAGAGAAATTATGTAGGTTCAGTTGCATTATATATGCCAACAGATATTCAAATAAATGACCAGCTAGTTTATAATGAAGATACAAGAAGAATTGGAGGAATAGCTGAAAGCATAATTAACAATGAGGGTTCATTTAAAGATATAGCAAATTGGACTGTACTATCAAGCCCAGAAGTTTTAGCAGGCGGTGCTTTATTAGCAGACTGGCTAAAAGTACCACATGCCAGTATGATAACAACTTTAGCTTCATACGGTGTAGGTACTATTCTTCAAACTGAACTTCAAAGAAGTACTGGTAAAATTGCTAATCCTAATGAACTTTTAAGATATCAACAAACAGCATTAAGAAGCTTTACCTTTACTTGGACTATATTGCCAGATTCAGAAAATGAATCCAACCAAGCAACTGGACTTATTAAAATGTTTAGAAAAGCTGCTCACGCAACAAGAGATACCGCAGTATTAGTTACAGTTCCTGACCATGTTATTGTTTCATTCCATGGTGCAAAGGATATGATACAATTACCACCATGTTATATTGAAAGTGTTAATGTTACATATAATCCAAATAATTCTTCGTTCTTTAAACAAAATAATTCACCAGTTGAAGTTGGATTAGGAATAACACTTAAAGAAATTATTCCAATATATTCATCTGACATAGATAAAGGATACTAATATGTATTTTAAAAATATAAAAAATGTAGCAATAGATGTAGATGGCTCTAATAATTTAGATAAATTAAAAAATCTAACAGCAAAAGCAAAAGTTTCAGATGATTTAATTAATAATGCTGGTTTTTATCAAACCGTAGAAATTATAGATGGTGAAAGGCCAGACCATTTAAGTAAACGATTATATAATACTGATGAATATCATTGGACATTTTTACTACTTAATTCTCAAATAAAAAATATATGGGATGATTGGCCTATGAAGTATTCCCAATTAATAGAGTATTGTACAAATAAATACCAATACCTTGCGGCTGATACTGATGATGACCTTAATGATAAGTTTACTTTAGGCGAGGTTGTTACTGGTTCTATATCAAATGCAACTGGCACTCTTAAAGAAATACACGTTAATATGGGTTACCTTGTTATTGAAAAAATATCAGGTACATTTACTATAACCGGTGAGACAATAAATGGTGTTAGTTCTGCAGATTCCGTAACGTGTAACTTTATTAAATCACAAGCTTATGCTCCTCATCATCATACAGATGATTCAACTGGTGAATGGGTGCCAAGACGTTTAGCTGGAACAACTGGATTCACTTACATCGATTATGAGTCTGCCGTAACTGAACAAAATAGGAATTTAAAAGTAATTAAGCCAGAACATATATCAAGTGTTGCACGTGAATTTATTAAAATAATGAATTAATAATGAAATTACAAAGTTTAAGTATTTCTATAAATGGTCTTGACATAAGTAGTATGGTTCTCCATGTGACTATCTTTGAAACTATTAAAGGTATGATGAAAGGAAATCTTATTGTTCAAGATAATATAAATTTTTATGATACTTTTATTAGTGAAACAATGGTGCCTATAATCATAACTTCCAAATATCTTGAAGTTACTAATACCAATCATGTTTATGCAAATGGTGTTACTAATATGACTATAGGTAAATTAGGTAAACAATATACTATACATTTCATTGCTTATACTACAGTAAATATGAAATTAGCAAAAATCAATAAAGTTTATTCAGGAACAAGTAGTGGAATTATATCAAAATTATTCCTTGAAGCATGCGGTGAAAATCATCCTTTAGCTGTAGACACAATATCAGATACTAAAGGTAGATATATTGTTCCAAATATATCGGCCCAAGCAGCAATTAAAAATGTAGTAAATACTGCTTATGATACTGAAAACTCTGGGTTTTGTTTATACCAAAGAGTTGCCGATCAAGGAGTAACAAGATTAAGTACATTAAATTATATGTCTAAAAATTATTTTTATAGTGCACCTAAAACAAGATTTGTAATAAAGAATACTCTTGTAGCACTTGATGATGGTCTTTCTACTTTAAATACTGTTGGAACTTCTTCACAGTTTGTATTAGAGGAATATCAAAATAATTTTACTGATAAATTAGCAGCAGGACATTGGGGAAAAAAGATTAGTCATATTGAGTTAGATAAAACTAATGTTAAAAAAACACCACCCATAGAATTAACAGAATTGGGATTAACAACATTTAAGTTATCAGAAAATTTATATGAAGATAATGTAAAATCATTATTTAGTACTTCAAAAGATGCATCTAATATAGCAGCTATTAATCAAAAGAGTAGAGTATTTAATCAGTCTCTTCGTGTTTCTAATATGGTAGCTATACCATATATAGGTGTTGGCTTTTGTATTGAAGTTAACCAGGGTGGAAGTAATATTTCTAAATCTAAAGCAGATACTAATTATATTGTTGCTAACATTAATCATAAATTTAAAATGGATGATGGCAGCTTTGAATACTTACAAGACATAGGATTAATAAGAGAATAATGAATTTTGGAATAGTAAAAAATAATGTAGACCCATTACAACTTGGAAGAGTTAAAGTAAATGTTTTTGGAATCCATACTAATATTGATACAATAGATTTACCTTGGTCTCAAGTAATGATGCCTGGAAATACACCAGCTATAAGTGGCCAAGGGCATTCTGTAAATTTAGCTCAAGAAATTTTATGGAAAAAAGGTGAACTCCTTCCTGAACCAATAACTGGAGCAGCTGGTCAAGTTCTTACAGAAGTTGATGACGATACTACTCCAGCAACTGGTGATGTTAAAATAGTTGGTTCATTAGTTGTAGGTATATTTTTAGATTCAAAATGGCAAGAATTTATGGTTATTGGAAGTCTTCCTACAAAGACTGATGGCACACCATGGAAACCAACAGACCCTATAGAAGATAATAATATTAGAGTAAGAGCTGGAGCAGACCCAAATACAGAAGACCCTACTGGTTTATATCAACCTCCTAGTACATATGCTCCAGTATATCCATATAATAATGTATACGAAACAGAGAGTGGTCACGTTAAAGAATATGATGATACACCTGGTGTAGAGCGTATAACAGAAAGACATAAAAGTGGAACAAGATATGAGATAGACCCAAATGGTACAAAGAATGAAACTATTGTAAGAGATAATTATCAGTTAGTAATGGGGCATGATACACTTGAAGTTAGAGGTAATGTTAAAATTGTTGTAAGTGGTGATGTAGATATTGCTGTAGCAGGTAGTCTTGATGCAAATGTTACTGGTACAAGTAACTTAACAAGCACGGGTGACATAACTGTTAATACTGAAGGTACTACTACAATAACAAGTGAAGGCTTAATAAAATTAGATGGTGATGTTGATATAACCAAAGAATTAAAATTATCAAGAGAAGATGTTATAGTTAATACCCATGTTCATGATGATTTTGATTCACCAACTGTTGACACTGGTCCACCTAAATAGTATAAATAAGATATATGGCGCAGATAGCACGACAAGAAACGTATAAAGATTTAGATTTTACTTTTAAGCAAAATCCTAATACCAATGACGTTGGAATAAAGAAAGATAATGCATCAGTAATACAAAGTGTCTTAAATATATTAAGAACAAATTATGGTGAACGACCTTTTAATTATAATTTTGGTGCTAATTTAAGAGCATATCTATTTGAAAATATGACTCAAATAACAGCAGCAAATATGTCTACTTCTATTAATACTGCTTTAGCTAATTGGGAACCACGATTAGAAGTATTAAATACAAATATTCAGGCTAAGGCTGATGAAAACGAAGTATTTATAACAGTAACCGGTAGAGTTATATCAAGTAATGAAATAATAGATATAGCAACCACAATAGAGAGATTACGATAATGGCAATAGAACGCAGAATTACGGCAAGTGAATTAGACTTTGACCAATTAAAAAATAACCTAGTTGCATATATGAAAGCAACAGATACGACCTTCAATGATTATAACTATGAAGGCTCAGCAATGAATACCATTATTGATGTATTAAGTTATGTAACACATATAAATTCAATGAATGCAAACTTTGCACTTAATGAAACGTTCCTTGACACAGCTCAGTTACGGACTTCAGTAGTATCTCATGCTAAGCTATTAGGATATACACCAAGGTCTATTGCTCCATCTACTGCATTTATAAATTGTAAAATGGCTACTGGGTCTGCCACTCCTTTATGGAACCATGATTCAGATAATAATCCATTACCATTAACTATAAATAGGGGCGTTACATTTCAAACTGTCATTGATGGTGTCACATATCCAATGTTTAATTCAACAACCACTACCATCAATTACGATGCAACTAATGGTTGGCTATTCTCTAATATCCAAATTGAGCAAGGGACATTAGAAAGTATAGGATATACATTCCAAAATAATACTTTTGAGACATATTTAATTCCAAATATTAATGTAAATACAAAATCCATTAAAGTTACTGTGACAGATTCAGCTTCAACTACTGCATCTAAAGTTTTTACTTTAAATACTAATGTAGTAAACTTAGATGGTACATCCGAAGTATTCTTTTTAGAGGAAGGAAGAGATGGTTTTTATGAAATTAAGTTTGGTGATAATATCATTGGTAAAAGACCACTTAATGGTTCCACTATTACAATTGAATATGCTAAGATAGCATCAGGCTCTGATGTAAATGGTGCCACCACATTCACATTAACCGATACAATTGCTGGTAATACAGATGAGACCATCACACTTGTAACTAAAGCTACTGGTGGTGCACCAAGAGAAACTAAAGAAGCAATTAAATTTAATGCTCCTCTTGCCCACGTATCTCAAAACAGAGCTGTTACCCCTGATGATTATAAAGCTATTATTAAAAACGAATTTGCCGACATTGAAGCTGTCCAAGTATGGGGTGGAGAGGACCATACCGTACCTGATTACGGTAAGGTTTATATAAGTATTAAACCATTATCTGCTGAAGTACTAACTGATATTCAAAAGACAACAATCATAACAAATATTCTTAAACCTAAAAACGTTGTATCCATCACACCCGTACTGG